CTCCCGGCGGACATGGATGTCACGAAGCCGAGCGTCATCGTCGTGCTTGCGTCAAAGAGCGGCGCGACGGGTGGCGACGCAACGACGTTCGACGTCGGCATCTACGAGCAGGTGGCAGGTGCGCTCGAGGACGCGACCACGAACCTCGGCGGCACCACGAGTGCCCTCGTCGGCACGGCGACCGCCAAGACGGTTTCGAAGCTCACGCTCGGGCTTGCAGCCAACAAGTTCACGGCGGGTCCGCACCGCGTGTCTGTGACCATCAAGCCCACGAACGGCACGCTCGGCACCGACGACTGCATCTGCAACGGGTTTTGGCTCGAGTACACGAAGCTCGCCGGGCAGACGCCGATTCTCCCGATCGACTTCAAGGCCGGCGTCCTTGCCGCGGGAACGCCGATGGCGGCATTCTCGGACAACGCAGCGTCCCAGCCTGGGGTGACGCTCAACAACTCGAAGGCGGTGGGCATTCGCTGGAACGACGCAGCCACCCAGGTGGCCGTGTGGTCCGAGCGCGACTTGCCTCTGTCGTTCGACACGTCGCAGGCCTCGACGCTGGTCCTCATGGTCAGCAAGTCGGGCGCGACGGCTGCCGACACGTCGCCGTTCACGGTAACCATGTTCGAGCAGGTGCCTGGCAGTCTCGAAGACGCCGGCCCCACCTTCTCGGGTTCGACCTCGGCCATCGCGTCGCCCACGGCAACGGCGAAGACGTGTTCGCGACTCACGATGACCATCCCGGCCAAGACCTTCACCGCTGCGCCTGGACGCATCTCTATCAGCGTCAAGCCGACGAATGGCCTTCTCGGCACGGATGACGTGCTGCTCTGCGGAGCCTGGATCGAGTTCGTGGCCCTCCCGTAGCTGCCCACGCGAAAGACACCATCATGACCGAGCTAACGGGAGCCGACCTCGACGGTTTCACCGTTGAGATGATCTCGGCGGAGAAGCGCAAGGACCTGCCGGAGGGCCAATTTGCCCTGCCGGCCAAGCGCGCTTACCCCATCGACACGGCGGCGCGAACCCGCAACGCCGCTGCTCGACTCGAGCAGGCGAAAAAGGCCGGCAGCGTTTCCGATACGGAGTACGCGGCGGCGAAGAAGGCGATTGCGCGCGCTGCCAAGAAGTTCGGCATCGAGTCGCAATACAACATGCCGAAGCAAGCCCAGCTGGACCTCGGAGTTGACGACGTGCACCAGCCCGGCAACGTCGGTGGCCTCAAGACGAAGCGCAAGGGATTGTCGATGCGTCTTGGATTCCCGGGTGGGCACACCATCGACATCATGCATGCGGGTGACGACGGCAGCGAGCGCCTCTGTCGCGACTTCCTGCCACTGACCGCCGACGCCGCCGGCCCCGCCGACAAGCCCGACCCGGTTTGGGTACAGATCGCCAAGTGCGGTCACTTCGAGGGCCACCCCGCGGGGCCATTCGACCTCAACGCGAAGGTGTTCACCGACATCGTTCGGAACTTCAGCGAGGTCGACGGCAAGAAGGTCTTCTTCGACTTTGAGCACGCTTCGGAGGAAGACCCTGCGAACGGCAACATCGCCGTCAACGGGGCACCAGCGCAGGGCCGCATCCTCGAATTGGACAACCGCGGAGGCGAGGGCCTTTGGGCACTCGTTCAGTGGTTCGAACCGCTGCGCTCGTATATCCGCGAAGGGAAATACACGAGCGTGAGCCCGGCCATTCGCTTCAACGCGCGCCACCCTATTACGGGGCAACCCATCGGTGCGCGACTCACTTCGGTCGCCGCTACGAACCGCCCCTTCCTCCGATCCCTAGCGCCACTCGCCGCGAAGGACGCTCCGAAGAAGACGGCACTCTACCGCTTCGACGACATGCTCCCCGCGATGCGGTCGGCGCTCAAGATGAGCCCGCTGGCGTCGCCTACGGAGTGTAAGGCCGAGCTCGGGCGCCTTCGCGCCCTCTATGACCTCACCGACGACCCGCGGGCCAGCGTCCAGGGTGTTGGACTCGGTGATTACACCGATTCGCTCATGTCGCTCATGGGCATGGGCCCGAGCGGCACGCTGCAAGACCTACTCGATTGCGTCGAAGAGATGATCGACGCCGCCATCGCACAACATGTTCTCGAGCGTCATGACGGCCTTGGTGCCGTTGCTGGCGACGACGATGCCGCCGACATGGCGGATACCACCCCGGAGACGACTGCCATGTCCGACGCGACCACTCAGGCGATCAACATGAACGACACGCGCATCAAGGACCTCGAGGCGAAGAACGCCGAGCTTGCCCTCAAACTGGGCGCCGCCGAGGCGAAGAACGAGACCCTGGCCGCCGACGTCAAGGCCCTCAAGGAGGCACACGAGAAGCGCCTCATGTCCGACCGCGACACGCGCGTTGCCGAGGCGTTCGAGACCTACAAGGACTCGCACAAGCTCACGGACGCGTCCAAAGACATGATGCGCGTCTACCTGGAGACGAAGCCGGAAGAGTTCGACAAGCTCTACCCGCGCGTCTCGCCGCGTGAGCGCTACCTGCTCCGCGACGTCGCGCCTCCGCCGCCCCCGGCCTCGCCGCACAACCCCCCGTCGGGTTCCGGTCCTATTGGCGCACCCGTCGACATTCCCACGGCAGAGGAGCTCGTTCCGAAACTCATGCGCGACGGCATGCCTCTCGAGCAGGCGTGCCTCACGGCCGAGAAGCAGATCCAGAAGGCCCTTGCGGCTCGCCGCGCTGCCTGAAGTTCGCAGACGCGGCCCTAGCGCCCGTCCTCAAACAACGCACACGCGGCCTCTTTGAGGAACGCGAAGGGACAGTATTGTCATGGCTAACAACAACCAGCCCACGCGCAACACCGTCATCGGTGGAACGAAAACCGTCAAGAACTATGGTGTCTCTGACATCGCTGAAGGCCTCTGCGTCAAGGCAGACACCGGCAACACCGGAAGCACGTCCGCTCCCATGGGGGTCGTGATCACGTCGAGTGACGTCGGCCCGATCGGCGTCACGATGCAGATCATCAAAGCCGGTCAGCAGGGTCAGATTCAGACCCTCGGCGAGACCTGGGCGATCGCGAGCGGCACGATCCACGTCGGCGACGTGCTGATGACGGACAGCGCCGGCAAGGTGCTCGACCAGACGACCGGTCACTACCAGATCGGGCTCGCCATGAGCGAGGCCCTTAGCGGCGACCCCTGCCAGTTCAACATCGCGATCGCAAAGAACGCGTAACCCTCCCTCAAAGAGCGCACACACCACATTCTATCGCGCGAGCGAGAAAGGGCGTCCACTGGGCGCCTTTTGCTTGTGCGCGCTCGGAGAAAGCACCATGTCTCTCGGAACTATTGTTGGTCCCGACGGCCGTCCGACGACCGGTTCGATCGACCTCCACAATCACACGATCACGCTCGTGGACCAGTCGACGGGACAGCTCGTCAAGATGGACCTCTCGCCGACGGACGTCCACGTTCCGACGACGCTGCCGATGTACGCGGCGGGCTACAAGCTTCAGGACGCGATCGCGGACCAGATGGCTCCGGCGGTCGTCGTGCCGAAGGCGAGCGACTACTTCCCGACCTGGGACAAGGACAACGCCTTCCAGCGGCCGCAGAGTGCCGTCGCGGGCCCCGGCGGTGAGCTCCCCGAGGTTAGCACGAAGCTCTCGTCCACGCAGTTCACGACCACGCAATACGTGCTCGCGAGCTTCGTGCCGACGGAGGTCGAAGCGAACGCCGACGGCGTGCTGCGTCCCATGATGAAGGCGATGTCGCGCATCATGATGGGCCACAAGCTCCTTCGTGAGGACCGCGTGGCCGCGCTGCTCCAGACCTCGGGCAACTGGGACTCGAGCGTCGTGCTCGCGCTCGGCGCGGGGCAGAACTGGAACGGCGGCGCAAGCTCGGACCCCATCGCCAACGTCAACTACATTCAGGAGCACTCGCTCCAGAAGGTCACCGGCTGGGGCATGAATCGCCGCGTCTGGAACGCCTTCTCGCGCAATAGCCAGGTGCAGAAGTTCGTTCAGTTCAAGAGCGACGTGCCCGGCGTCTTCAAGCCGGAGCAGATCGGTGGCGGCACGGCGATTCTCTCGCTGCCGGGCAACATCTACGTGTCCGACATGAAGGGCAAGACGACCTCCGGCACGTACGACTACGTGTGGGGCGACTCGGTTGTCTTCCTGACGGAGACGATGGGCGCACCCGCGGACCAGGAGTCGATCGCGACGGCGAAAACGTTCCGTTGGTCGGGTGTCCAGGGTGCCGTCCCCGGTGCCATTACGCCGACGAGTGAGGGAACGATCTTCCAGGGTTGGGTCGTCCGGTCCTTCTACGACCCCAAGCGCGGCGGTCGTGGCGGCAATTGGGTCGTCGCGACGGTCAATGACTCCGAGACCATGACCGGCAACATCGTCGGCGGTTTCATCAGCGGCGTCATCGTCTAATTCTGGAGCAACCCATGTCGAATCAACAGCCCGGTCAGAGCAACAAGAAGGCGTACGTCTGCGTGCACGGCATCACCTCGCCGCACCCCGACCACGAGGACAAGACCAAGATCCTCGACTCGCGGTGCCTTCATCACCGCCCCGGCACGACCGTGCAGCTCACGGACGCCGAGGCCGCCTACCTCCTGAAGCGCGGTTCTATCCGAGCCGCGTAAGCAAGGCGCTTCGCCATGCCGTACTCGCCGAAGTACATCACGGCGGACGACCTCGCGGACGCGCTGTCGCCGAAAGTCCTCCTCGAGATTTTCGACGACAACAACACGAACGACCTAGCCGCCGTCAAGGCGAGCTCGCAGGTCCTACTCATCCTCGAGAATGCCGAGGGCCAAGTCGATAGCCGTCTCACGACGGAATACGACGTCTCGCAACTCGTAGGCTCTGACCGGCTCATTCGGCGCGCCGCGCTCGAGTACGCCGTTGGCTACTCGTACGAGCGGCACCCCGAAGTGGTGCGCTCCGCCCAGGCACCCGAACGCATAAAGCGGGCGGATGACCTGGTGCAGCGAATCCAGGACGCGATCCAGATGCTGCCGGACAATCCGGACGACAAGCCGAAGAACGTCGGCGGCGCGCTCTACGACCCGTCGCCGCTCATGTGGACCAATCCGGACGGCAGCTACGCGGGCGGGGACTACTGATGTCCTTCTCCGTCGACTGGGACCTCTCCGAGCTCCAGGCCGCCATGTCGGACGCCGACAGCATCCTCGAGACCGGCACCGCCGAGGCCATCTCGACGGGCCTGGACGCGGGCGCAAGCTTCGCTCGCGCGCAGCACCCCTACAAGGACCAGACGGGCAACCTCACGGCGTCAATCGCCCACGAGGGCGACGCGCTGGTTGCGACGGCCGACTACGCGAGCTTCGTGGAAGAGGCCACCGCAGCCCACGAGATCGTGGCGACCAACGCCAAGACGCTCCACTGGGTCTCAGGTGGTCAAGACCGCTTCGCCCAGCGCGTGCAGCACCCCGGCACCTCGGCGCAGCCGTTCATGCAGCCGGCGGCGGAGCACGCGAAAGAGATTGCGACGGCGACGATTGAGAGCAAGGTCGTCGGTGACATTCAGGCGCGCCTGAAGGGCTGAGCCAATGGCCGACACGTACGGCGCGATTGAGCTGCCGGTCCTCGCGCCAACCGACGGCCCCGACCCGAACGTCGCCGCGCTCTCCGCGGTCTCCGACCCCGGTCTCGACGTCATGCTCGCCTTCCTCAAGGCGGTCGTGAACGCCGAGCTAGCGGACGCGTGGCACAAGCGCGCTCCGGCTCAAGACCCCATCGGCTTCGTCTTCCCGTACAACCCGGAAGATGCTGGCGGCGGCTTCTTCAACGACCGCAAGGGCGGCGCGCTCTACGGCTACCGCAGGCCGAACGTCGCCGGCTACGACTACTCCGACGGCTTCCGCGTCACGGAAGACGCGTGGACCTTCCTCTGGGTTCCGCCTGAGCAACCGCAAGCGCGCTCGGGGCCATATAAGCCGATCATCAACGGCCTGGCGAAGGTCGTGGACGAGGCCGTCTACCTGACGCGCCACCCGGCGTATCAGAAGCCGCTCGACACGGACCCGAAGGCGCTAGACGTCGCCGCGCTTCCGAGCAGCATCCTGCTCACGAAGGCGACGCTGACGTCGCAGCACACCTACGCGGGTGCTGGCCTCGACGGCAGCATCGGACCGGCGGTCATCGGTCCCTCGCGCGGCATCACAATCGCGCTCGGCGGCACGGCCGGCAGCTTCACCGTCGGCTCGACCATCACGCTGTCGGGCCTCGACGTTCTCGGCTTCGCGCAGAGCGAAGTCTTCGTCATCCTGACGGGCGCCGAGACGTTTGCGTCAGCCAACGGATACACCGCCGTAACCAGCGTCGCAATCGACGCACAGACGGGCACCGCTGGAACCATCACCGTTGGCACTGGCGCCTTCGCCGGCCGTGGGACGCTCCTACTGCCGGCTCTCGGCGCCATGCTCATCTGGCCGCTGAAGCAAGCGGCCTGGCGCTACCTCAAGATCCAACGCGAGGGCGCGAAGCCGATGGCCTACCCGGCCATTGAGTTCTCCTACGTCGTTCGTGAGCAGCGCGTTCGCGACATCAGCGACGACGCAGACGCCTCTCTGACGGCCTCGCTACTGCGCTCCGATGGCTCGGTCATCGAGTCGTTCATTCCGTAGCTCCAACCCCACAGGTCAACATGCCCGCACCTCGCCCGCCGCGTCGACTCGTGGTGTTCGCCAACCCCTATTTCCAACTCGACCACAACGGCATGCCGTGCGGCGCTGTCCGCGAGGACGGCGACCGCCGCATCCGCCGCTGGGTCGGGGCGAAGCTATGCGTGCGCATCAACGCGTCGCAGATGATCAAGGGCGTCGAGGAAGTCTCGGACCAGGACAACTGGTTCGAGTTCTCCGGCGCCGAGGTCGAGATCGACGACACGCGCGACCACCGCGCGGCCCTTCGCGCCGGGCACCTCTTCCCGGCCAACCAGCACACCGCGCGGCGCGGGAGTCTCGGGGAACAGAAGCTCGAAGTGCTCCCGCTGGAACAGGCGCTCGAGGCGGCCCGCAAAGAGGCCGTTGCGAAGTGGCAAGCCGCCTACGGCGAGGAGCCCGAGTTCGTCGCCTACGAGAAGGAGAGCGGGTCGCTGCACGCGCCTCCGGCCTCGAAGGCTGAACCGAAGGCCGAACCGAAAGCAGCCGCGCAGGTCGCGGCACCTCCGTCGAGCGCGCGGGTCGCGTCGGCCAAGGGGACCTGACATGCCCATCATCATCGCTGGATTCTCCGCGTCGACCAAGCGGCCCGGGTTCTTCGGGCAGACCGTCTTCGGCGCGGGTCCGATCTCGATTGGGTCGATTCCGCTCATCTGTCTGCTCGTCGGCCTCAAGTCGTCGGCAGGGACGATGGTGGCGGACGTGGACGTGCTCAGCGTCTCGGACCAGACGACGCTCAACACGTACGCAGGCGCCGGCTCCGAGCTCGCGCGCATGGGCTACCAGGCCCTCAAGGTGCCAGGCGTCCAGCTCAGGATTGCCACGCCCACGAGCGGCGGCGGCGTCGCTGCGACTGCAACGGTGACCATCGGCGGCTCGTGGACCGTTGCTGGCACGGTGGGCGTTCGTGTCGGCGGCAAACTCTACACGGCGCCCGTCGCAGCGAACGACACTACGGACAACGTGGGCGTTGCCCTCGCGGCGTCAATCAACGCGGACACGACTGCGCCGGTCACGGCTGCCGACGTCGCTAGCGTCGTTACGCTGACGGTCAAGCAAGTCGGCATCCGCGGCAACGAATACGTCCTGTTCAAGGACCTCACGGCGGCGCCGTCGGGCCTCACCGCGGCGGTGGCAGGCGGCTCCTCGGTCACGGGTGGTGGCGTGCTGTTCCACAACGGCACCGTCGCCGAGACGATGACCACCTTGCTGGCCACGCTCTTCCCCGGGCGTTACCACCGCATCGCGATCGCGCAGAACGACGCGACGTCTCTGGCCGCCTGGAAGACGCAGCTCAACAACAAGGCCGCGTCGACCGAGGGCCGCATGGAGCACGCGGTGTTCTCGACGAACATCGCGCTGTCTTCCTTGGCAACCATCGCGACGACGACGCTCAATAACGAGCGCTTCCAGGCGTGCTGGCTCCTCAACTCGGAGTCTCACTCGAGCGAGATCAGCGCGGCCATGGCGGCGCTACGCACGTTCAAGGAGCAGACCGATCCGGGCAGCGGCTACGACGGCGTGGTCCTCGCGGGCATTGCGCCTCAGGCAGCACCGGGAGACGTGGCGACGAGTGGCACCCAGGAGACGGCGCTCGGCGAAGGCGTCACGCCGCTGCTCACGAACAGCGACGGCACGGTTTCGGTCGTGCGTGCTGTCACGACGCACAGCCTCAACGGGTCCAATCCGGACTACCGCACGCTCGACACGGCGCAGTCCGTCGTCCCGGACTACGTGCGCGACGTGCTGAATCTCGAGTGGACGACGAGCTTCGTCCGCGCCAACCCGAAGGTTGCAGACAACCCCAACACGGCGGCGGGCGAGAAGCCGCGACCGGCTGGCGTTGCCACGCCCAAGTCCTGGAATGACCGCGTGTCGGTCATCCTGTCGCAGCTCGAGGACCAAACCATCCTCACGGAGACGGCACTCAACCTGCCCGTCTCGGCGTTCGACGATAGCGGGCCGACCCCGCACATCCTCACGGCAGCGCCGGTGGTTCCTACTCCTATCAACCACCAGGTTGGAGTGCTCGTAAGCCAGTTGAACGCGTAACGCGCTCGCTGAAACGGACTCGCTCAAGAACGACGGAAGCCCCCGGCTCCGAAAGGCACAGTCATGGCAAGCACGACGACCTTCATGTCGTTCATTTACAACTTGAAGCGCATCGAAGCCGCCCAGAATTCGAACGTCGACATCGACAACAACGCGACGCAGATGATCGGCGACGGCAAGGTCATCGCGATCGCGCAGGGCGTTGCGACCGTACAGGTCACGGGCGACTTCGTGTTCACGAACGACGACACCGACGCGGCTGGCATGACGTCAGACGTCATCAACGTCAAGACGGCCACGGTGTCCTTCCTGTTCGGAACCAAGCTCTTCTCGTGTGGCGTGCAGGCAACGAAAGCGTCGGTCAAGTCCACGTCGAAGTCCGGCGAGACGACCATGGCGCTCACGCTCATCAACACGGAAGCACCGAAGCTCGTCGGATGAAACAATACCTGGAGGCCAAGTGGCCAAGTTCTCCCAGATCGCGAAAGGCACCCGAGCGCTAAAGCAAGTCACTTTCCCGCTGCTGGACGGCGAGACCCAAGCGACGTGCTCTTTGCGCCCGCTCCTCGGATCAGACGATGCAATCGTACTGGCCGAGGCGCGGGCGTTTGCCGTTTCTAGTGGGGTAGCAGACCCCAAGGACGGCAACCCGCTCTACGAGTTTGGCAAGGCGATTGCTGTCTGTCTCCACGCGTGCGTGGACTCGGCGAGCGACCCGAAAAGCCCCGAGCCGTACTTCGAGTCGGCCGAGGAGATCCAGGCGGGCCTGGACCGCGAGCGCATCTTCCTCCTATCCGAGTGGCAGGCGCGGCACCAGGAGTCGGTCTCGCCGCGCCCGTCGTCGTCGAGCGTCGAGCAGTACATCGCGGACATGTACACGATCGCGTCCGCCGCCGAGGGCGAGGACCTCCCTTTCGTCTTGTGGCCGCGCAGCAGGCTGGAGAGCTCTTTAGCTTTTTCGGCCAACATGCTTGTGAGCTTACTAGAGCGCAAATCGCCTACTGGATCGGACTCCGCCGAGAATGCGAGCGGCTCCGACCCAAGTCCCAAGCTGGATAGCTGACCCATGGCCGCGTTCAAGAACGAGCTCTTTCGCGCGCTTGCCGGCAAGACCGAGAAGCCGGACGACAAGCGCCCGGCGCCACGCGTCGTGGAGCTTCCCGGCGACGCGTTCGCCGACACGTGGGGCGGCAGGCCCAAGCTCGGCAAGACGGTCAAGGTGGGCCTCCGGCTCACGTCCGCCGCTGACCTCCAGTACTTCCGCACCGAAGCCAGCAAGCGCGCCGTTCGCGCCTTCCCAGAGGACGAAGCCCGCCGCGTTGAAGCCTTCCATGACGCCTTCTGTCGCGAGGCGTTGGGGCGGGCGCTCTGCCAGCCTGACGACGCCTCGCTCCCGTTCTGGGACGTGCAGTGCGACGCCGTGTTCGTTGCGCTGACGCCGGCGGGCGTGCGGCTGCTCTGCGAAGAGTACGAGGTCTTGAAGGCCGCGACCGACCCGCTGGGCGTCGAGGTCGACGACGAGAGGCTCCACGCGCTCGGCGACCTCATCGCGGCCGGCGACGTCTGGGCGGAGCTGCCGTTCGAGCGGGCGCGCAAGGTGCGCCGCCTCCTCAGCCGCGCAATTGCAATGATCGAAGGCGGATAGAGTGGCCGACATCCGCATTGGTGTCTCCGCTGCCATCGACGGCACCTTCGCTGCCGTCTTCGGTCAGATCGAAGGCATCAGTTCGAGAGCGCGCGCGAAGGTCTCGGCCGATGCCGCTGCCATGGGCGTTGCGCACGAGGCCGCAGCCTCGAAGTCTGCATCAGCAGCCGAGAAGGCTGCCGCGAAGGCTTCCGCGGCCCAAGAGAAGGAATACGCCAAGGCGCTCACCGCAGCCGAGAAGACGGCCGAGAAGAGGGTGGCGGCCGCAGAGAAGGCGTCAGAAAGGGAACTGTCGGCGGCGCAGCGCAAGGCCACGCAGATCATCAAGGAAGATGAGCGCGTGGCCGCCGCCTCTGAAAAGTCGGCGGACAAGGCAGCGAAAGCCCAAGAGTCGGCGGCCTCGCGCGCTGTGAAGGCATGGGCGTCTCAGAGCGCATCCAACTTCGCCAACAAGGTTCGCGGGGCCGGTCGTCTCGGAATGGAAGTCGCTGGAGCCGCGGGCGTCAACCTCGACGTCGGCTCACTCGCAAAGGCGAACTTCGACTTAGAGAGACGCGTCACTCAGATCGCGAACAGCGGTTTTCTCGAAGGTGCCGAGGGCGCTGCTGGGGTTCGGCAGGACCCGAACGCGATTCGGGGCGAAGTTCGCAAAGCGGCGAACGCTTCTGCGCTCGGCACGAACGAGGTCGCGAGCGGACTCGCAGCGTTCGTTGGCTCGTCGAGCGACCTCGAGACGGGGCGCGCGGTCATGGGTGACCTCGCGAAGATGTCGAAGGCGATGGGGGCGAACTTCGAGCAGGTGGCCGACGCTGCCGGCGGCGTGGCGAACAAGCTCGGCGACATCCCGGACAAGGGCAAGGTCGTCGTCGATGTGATGCGCCAGATCGCGCAGAGCGGCAAGCTCGGCGCCTCCGAGATGAAGGACATGGCGGCCAACATTGCCACCATCATTGGCCCCGCCAACAAGTTCGCGGAGGGCTCCGAAGAGGCGAGTAAGCACCTCATGACGGCCTTCCAGATCACGAAGAAGCTCGGAGGCGTCAAGGGCCCCGCGCAGGCCGCTACGGCCGTCGCGTCGTTCGTTGGAGACCTGACAAGCAAGAGCGGCATGAAGCACCTTCAGTCGATCGGCGTGAGCGGGATCGACCAGAAGACTGGAAAGCTCCAGAGCATCGACAAGGTAATCGAGGCCGTCCTCATTCGAACGGGCGGCGACATGGCGAAGATCGGTGGGACGTTCGCCAACAAGCGGAGCAAAGCCGTCGTCGACGCGTTTAACGACATCTACATGAGCGCTGAGAAGAAAGAGAAGGGCTCCGGCGTCAAGGCGGTAAAGCAGAAGTTCCAGGAGTTCAACGCGCCGATCTCGGACAAGGACCTCAAGGACTCGCTCGCCGCGACGATGAAGACGACGGAGAGCAAGGCCCAGCTCTTCAACAACAAGCTCGAAGAGATCGCCGAGCAGGCCGCCGGCAAGTTGGTTCCTGCGCTAGAAAAGCTGGCGCCGCTGATGCTTATGTTAGCCGAACACACGGCCAAGATGGTTACTCTAGTATCCGAGAACCCCGTCAAGGCTATTATCCTGGCCATCGTCGGCAGCATCGCCAAGGCCAGTATCGGAACGGTCGTGGCGGAGGCCCTTAAGCGCGCTGTCATGGGTGGCGCGGGAGGCGGTGGCGGAGGTGGCGGAGGTGGCGGCGGGATCGGCGGCAAGGCTGGCGCAGCGATGATTGGCGTTGCTGGCGGCGCAGCCCTCGGAACCGCGATCTTGGCGTCAGCGGAAGGGTCGTTGGCGCGCGCCAGCGAGGGCATGGCCTCCGTCCAGGAAGATGCCGAAGCGCTCAAGCAGGCGCGCGGCGCCGTCAAGTCCGGGGCCATGACGAAGGAGGACCAAACCGCGCTCCTTCAGGCAACTGTTGAGAAGCAAAGTCTTCAGCAGCGCGTCATGGATGCTGAGGAGGCGGACAGCTTCATCGGTAGCGCGGCGCAGGGGCTACATGTGATTACCGGCGGTCTCTTTCAGAGCGAGGGCGGCAAGTCAGCTGCTCAAGACGCCGGCAACCTCGACGAGCTCAAGGAGCAGCTTGCGCAGAGCAAGGCCGTTCAGGAGCGCCTCGTCGAAGCCATGAAGGGCACGCTCACCGTCAAGGTTGTTGGCGGCACCACGCAGAACGTCGACTCCGGCAACATCGGCAGCGGCGGTTGATCCGTGGCCACCGTCTTCGACCAGCTCACCAAGATGAGCTTCGACGGAATTGCGTTTCCGATCTCCAAGTGCGTCACGCGCGGCGAGCACCGGATCCACACGCACGAGTACCCGAAGGCGCCCGGCGGCAGCCCCGAAATCCTCGGCCGCAAGAACTACACCTTTCAGGTAGACGCCTTCTTCGTGCAGGGCGCCGCGGGCTACCCGCCGAACCTGTGGCCTAACAGCCTCTCAGAGATCCGCGCACGCGGCGAGGCAGGCGACACTGCCACGCTGCACGTGCCGACGATCGGCGACATCCCGGCGAAGCTACGCACCTGGGAGCAGACGACCGACTTCGAGAAGCTCCTAAATGGAGAACGCGCCTCGTTCACCTTCGAGGAAGATCAGACCAACGACTTCCTCATCACGGGCATCGTCAACGTCACGACGTCGAGCCTGTCGGCGACGGCCAACGACTTCTTCCTGCTCGCTTCGGTCAAGACGCCCAACATCTTCGACCAGATCCAAGCGCTCGTGAACAGCGTTATCGGGCTCATCAACACGGTGCAGCTCTACGGCAACCTGCTGATGAACAAGATCAACGCGCTGATGGGCTTGCTGTCGTTATTCGACACGACGGTTGCCGCGCTGAACCTGGCCACGAACGCGGACCTGCTCGAGAAGTTCATGGCGCTCCGCGACTCCGCGCAGAAGCTCCAGGCCGACTCGCAGCGCAACAGCGCGAAGCTCATGCCGTACACGACGCCCAAGGTTATGTCGATCTCCGACGTGTCGCGCGCGCTCTACAGTTCCAGCGCGAAGACGACGGCGCTCCTGAAGCTGAACGCGCTCGAAGACCCGCTCAACATCCCACAGGGCAAGACGCTCCTCGTGCTGGCGGCGTAGCCCATGGCGTCCTCGGCCGACGACATCGGCAACACGTCCGACCAGATCACGCTCACGCTCAATGGCTCGCAGGTCCTCATCGCCGAGGCCTACGAGATCCGGTTGAGCTTCTTCGAACAGCCGAGCACGTTCTCCATCACGCTCGGCAGCGGAGATCAGGCCAAGTTCTTTCTCCAGAACTTCGGGCCCAACATCCCCTTCACGCTGGCGGTCGGCAACCTGCCGCTCTTCGTGGGCCTCACGACCGCCATCGAGGTCAACGGCGACGTCAACGGCACGACGACGACGATCCATGGGCGCGACGGCATGTCTGCGCTCTTGGAGACGCGGCTCGTCGCTGACAAGTGCTTCAGCGCGGCGACGTACACGGGCCTTGTTCAGGCGGTCCTGGACGACCTGAAGCTCAAGCAGTTCGTCCTGATCACGGACACGAACGGCGTCAGCGACAACCGGAAGAAATGCGCTGGCGTGCCCGTCCAGGTGCTTGAGGTGCCGCCCGAGCTCGCGGACCTGCTCACCACGCCGCTGCCCCAGAAGCCGCAGGTGCAAGGCAAGGCCGGCGAGGTCGCCTACCACTACCTGAAGCGCGAGCTCGAACGCGCAGCGATGTTCCTGCGTTGCGGTGCCGACGGCTCCTACATCCTCTCCGCGCCGTTTCCGAAGCAGGCGCCGCTCTACAACCTGGTCCGCCAGCGGGGCGCGTCGCCGAACCTCGTCAACGTCATCTCACATCGGTTCCGGTTCGATACCGTGGGCCGCTCGGCGCACTACGTCGTGCTCGGTCGCGGCGGCGGCGCGCCGACGACGGCATCGAGCCCGGTGCTCGACGGCGACCTGGCAGACCTCAACCTAGCGGTTGGGGCGCGCGGCCCCATCAAGGGCAGCTTCGACGACCCCGAGATGGTCGAGCTTGGCTATACCAACTTCTGGGTCAAGAAAGACAAGCACGTCACGTCGAGCAAACAGGCCGACTTCCTCGCTCACCGCAAGGCAGCGCAGGACCAGCGCCACGGCTTCGAGCTCACCTACAAGGTGTCTGGCCACACGGTGCCTGCCATCGCAGGCGGACGCGCTGCGTGGACCGTCGACACCATCGTCAACGTGCAAGACGACGAGCTCGGGCTGTCGGGGCCGTTCTGGATTGAGAACGTGAGCATGCGGCGCGACATGGGCGGCGGCACGACTACGGAAATCAAGCTCATCAAGCCCGATTACCTCGTATTTGGAGGCGAAGACGAAGGTGGCTGACGACCCGTACGTCCAAATCGAGATCAGCACCGTCGGCATGACGCAATACGCGTCTGGCTTCCTCGGCTACCAACCGGTCCCGCTCGGAGACGGCGGCACGATGCAGATGGGCCAGGGGCATTCACTGCCAGGCTTCGCGTCGCGGCCGAGGGACCCGGATACGCAGGACGGGCAGCCGACGACGGCGCCGAATATGCTGCTCTTCCACGAGGGGCAAGCGGTGCACGTCCTGCCACTCGAGGACCCGCGCGCCGTCGTCAAGCTCCCGCAGAACCAGAAGGGCGGCGCGGTCATGTATGCCGACCGCGACGACGGTAAGCTGTCGTTTCTTCAGATCGCGGGCGACAACGGCAACTTCACGCTCTACATCCCATACGGGACCACATCGATGGTCATCACCGTTGACGTGTCTACGCCAGGAGCCGAGAACATCCAGATTCGCCACGGGTCGGGCATGGGCATCTCGATGGTCGCTGGCGGCAACAACTCGCTCATCCTGAACAACAAGGCCGGCGACGCATACATTGAAGTCGGCGACAACGGCATCACGCTCAACGGCAATGTCAACCACGTTGGTAACCTAAACGTGGGCATCCCAAGCCCGCTCGAGATCCCGCCACCGCCCCCACCTGATGCGGTGGTCCTAGGGACCCCGTTCACTGTCTGGCTTGCCGCTCTCACTGCGGCCGGAGCCGCTCTGGCCACGCCACTCGTGGTGCCTCCGCTCGTCCTCGGAACATCAACGAAGTTCAAAGCAGCCTAGACCGTGAGCCTGTGCGCGTTTCCGATCATCATCTTCGGGTTCGCGCTGCCATCGTTTTCGTTTCCGTCGTTGCCCTCGCTGCCGTCGATCTCGTTCGACTTGAACCTGGGCATCAACCTCCAGCTTCCGACGCTGCCAACGTTCGCGTTTGCGCTCCCGTCGTTCAGTCTACCGAGCCTCCCGACGCTTCCGACGCTGAGCTTCAATCTGAACCTCGGGATCGACCTGCAGTTGCCAACGCTGCCGACATTCGGATTTGCGCTCCCAAGCTTCTCGCTTCCGAGCCTCCCGACGCTTCCAACACTCGTCTTCCCAGCCTGCCCCCTCGACGTAATCGCTGACGCGGCTTGACCATGGGCGCCGGAGACTACCCCGCAGGCGCTGGCCCCGCCGGCAGCGACCCAATCGTCGCGACCGGGCCTGCCGCCGACAAGAAGTTCCCGGTCCCGCTCTACGACCTGGTTACCAAAGACTTCCCGCTGGACGCGCACGGCGAATACCTCGCGACGCATCCGGTCGATCAGGCCGTCGCCCTCGCACTCGGTATTCAGGCAGGCAAGGTCGCGGGCGACCCCGCGCTCGGCAACACGCTCAAGGCCATTATCAAGGCCGGCGGGCCGACGCTTCAGAACAACGTCGAGACGCGCATCCGCACGGCCCTGCAAACGCTTTTGAACGCTGGCGACATCGAGATCGGCACCATCGTCGTGGAGACCATCCCCCTCGGCGGCTTCCTCGTGGCCGTGGCGTATCGCAACCTCCGCATCCTCTCGAGCGCGCAGAAGACCGCACGCATTCCGCTCACCTGACCCATGGGCACGATCTCGGACATCAACTCCCAGCTCGTGGTCTACACGCGCGACCAGGAGCGCGACCGCTACACCCGCTCCTACAAAATCCGCCAGCCGGCCGCAGACGTCTCTGACGGCACCCAGCCGTTCCTGGACGCGAGCGTTCACGCGGACACCGGGCAGGTCCTCTACAACGACGCCTCGACGGTCGCAGACGCGACGAACATCTCCGATGCACGCGGCGCCCGGCTCGACCTCTGGGGCGTTGCGCTTGGCCGCGCCCGCGCCCCGGCCTCTGGCTCCCGCGGCTTCGTCGTCGTCACGACGGCCAGCGGTGGCGGCCTCATTCAACAGGGCGACGAGATCAAGGAGCCGAACAGCGGGCTCCGGCTCAAGTGCAGCGCCACGGCCGTCTACACGAATGGCCAGGAGGTGCCGGTCGAATCGATCGACACCGGGACGCAAACGAACTTCGCGGCAGGCACTGTGCTCCAGTGGACGGCCCCGCGGCCGGGCATCGGCCCCAACGCCGTCGTCTTCGCCGAGAGCGACGGCAGCGGCCTCTCCGGTGGCCACCCCGAGGAGAGCGACGACGAGTACGCAGCGGCTCTCATTGAGCTGCGCGCGAACCCTCCGGCCTCAGGCAACGACGCCGAATACCAGCACACCGTCGAGAACATCCCCGGCCTCGCCGTCGAGAAGTGCTGGACCTCTCCGGCGATCAACGGGCCTGGAACGGCCGCCTTCGTGTTCACCATGCGAACCAGCGCGGTGGGCGACTCACGCGTGCCGAATGCCGCTCAGATTGCCACCGCACTCGCCGCGCTCACGGCGAAGGAACCAGGCGACGACGGCATCTTCGGCGCGACGCTCACGGAGAGCCCTGTCGCTGTCGTCTACAAGATCGACTGGAACGACTCGGCCTCCGACTGGACGGACACGACAACGTGGCCGCCCTACGACGCGTCGAGCCCCGTGCACGTGACCAACGCCGTCACGCCAACCGCGACGACGTTCCGGCTCACGACCACGAGCACGCTGGCAACGCCCGTCGTCGGCAACACGATCGCTTTCTACAACGCGAAGGGCAAGACCTTCGTGCGCAAGCGCATCGGCGCCGTGACCGTCGTGTCAGCAAACCACACGTGGGACATCACGTGCAGCACGTCCAACGCAGTCAGCGACACGAGCTACGTGCCTGTCAACCTACAGATTGCCTCGCCCTGGAGCGACTCGCTGCCGACGATCGTCATGCCGACGCTGACCTACTTCTCCAAGCTCGGGCCGGGCGAGCAGGTCTCGCCGCTGCCTGACCCGGGCTTGCGGCAGAGGCGGCAGCCTGAGGCGCCGGCGCAGTGGCCCTCGGCGCTCACGAACCGAATCGTCGAGGGGCTGTTCAACACCAATTCGGTGCTCGACGCGCAGCTCGCGCTTCCGGTTGTGCCGCATGACGCACCGACGGGGACACCGGGCGTTCTGTCGTATCTGCTTTCGGTCGGCGACGTAGCCGCATACCCGGAATAGTACCGTGACTATTCTGACTTGGAACGAAGCTCCGCCTCGTCGGCCGATCCTCGCCGACTTCCAGACCGGTGGTGTCGTCTACGTCAATGACCCCAAATACCCGCCACCGACAGATCCGGATAATCCCGGCACCGGCAAGTTTCCAACTGCGGCCTGGGCAAATCAACTTGCAGGCCAATGGGCCGCATTCGGTCGCGCCTGCTTCTCCCTCGTCGTTGACATCGAATACGACGGCACGACGCCATACGTCGCGCGCGCCGTGACGCCCGGTGCCTGGCTCGACAACCTCAACCCGCTCATCCCCGGCACGTCGGTCGGCTCTGACGCCCCCTTCACCGTCCAAGAGCTAGCACCCGGTGACGTCGCGGTTGTGTGGCCAGACACGGCACTGCCGTCGGGCGCGTTCCTGCTGATTCCGCCCATGCTCGGAGTCCACGGCGCGACCGCTGCCAGCATCACCTACGGCGGAGGCGTCACGGCTGGCCCCGGCACCGTCGGCGTCCGCGTGCTGACGTTCTCCACCGCGCCGGCTGGCATCCGCGCGCCGTTCACGTTCGCCTTCGCGCTCTGACCTCATGACAACCGACGCACTCGACACGCTCTCCTGGGACCTCCCCAGCAATGAAGGCGGCCCCCGGCGTCCGTCGCTCGACGACCTCGGCGGCGCGCAGCTCGAGGACGACGATCCCAACCCGGATCCGTCGGAGCCGAGCGCGGACCCGTTTAATCAGATGACCATGCAGGCCTCGGCGATCGCCAAGGTCGTCAACGCCGCGCTCGTCAACGTTCAGTTCACGGCGGGCACTCCTGCCGTCGCACAGGTCACAGCAGCGGGCTCGGCTGTCGACGTCCCAACGTTCACGCTCACGGACAACGGCAACGGCGACACGACGGTCACGTGGCCCGCGCAGTCATCGCCGCCGACGGTGCCGCTCCCGGTTGCCAACGCGATCGCAACTGCCGTGTCTACCTCGTCGCGCCTCATCACCACGACGGCCGTGACCAACGGTGTGCGGGTGCGAACGTGGAACGCGGCAGGCACGGCAACGGATACCGACTTCTCGCTGTACATCTTCTAGATGAAATTCAGCGTCTTTTCTAAACTTGGCCATCTGCGGCTGACGTCGAAGCCGAGCCACGCCGAGCTTCTCTACACCTCGAAGCTCAAAGGTCTCGGCGACCAACTCGCCACTACGGAGGGCGCGCGCATGGATGCCCTCTGCTACGCGCAGGCCATGGGCGAGGCGCGCATGCGCTCCAAGCTCGACCGCGCGGTCAACCAGCAATACCCGTCGCGACTCGTCGACTGCCTGGAGAAGCGCGAGGCGGAGTTTCAG